TTTATTGATCCTGTTCCCTGGCTATCAGTATTGTATTTAACTTCAATATCTCCTAGCTTTACTTCAGAAAAGTTGCCATCTGTTCCAGTAGTGCCCGTTATAGCACCAGTATCATTTGCTAAAGCCCTAGCTAATTCATACTGTGCATATTTAATATTTAGTGGGATTGTACTGCAAGCTAGTTCTACACCGTCTACCTGATAATTATTTCTAGGAAACTTGAGTGCCTGACCGTCATCGCATCTGTCTCCGTAGAATACGAAACTGTCGATCCATCTAGTAGCGGATATTAGTGCTCTATTTTTCTGATCGTCTGTTTTATCTGTCCAGGTTGAAGAGTCTGGAACTGTCTCAAAATAAGTGTTGGCTTCTGTAAGCGTGACATAGCTGTTAGCGTTAGCGTCTTTTACAGTTGCATTTATGGTGGCTGCCACGGCTATAAAGTAATTTAGTTTTATTGTAGCGTAAAGAAAAAACCCCACCAATATTAGGTGAGGTTTGATGACCACAATTAAATACTATTAGGAAATAGTAGATGTATCAAGTGGTGAGTTAACTGTTAAGCGAACAATAGGAATCAAGTCAGCATCGTATGTTAATGCCCACTTGTTAGCTGTCGCTAGTTCAGCGTTTGTTGGGTTGTCTCCAGCATCACTCCACTTAGTGCCCATGATGTGATAAGCACTGTGATAGTCAACAGACATAACATCCTGCTTAGATAAGATGTTTCTATCTGACTCTATGCTTAGTGGTGATTGTTGACCTTCAAGAATTGTTCCTGACTTAATTAAGTAGCAGTAGAACTCAATTTGATGACCAGATGCACCAGGAGCAACTGTATTGACTTGAGGATCAATAACAACATTCATTCCTGCAAACTGACCAACTCCTCTATCTGTTATACCAACGCCACCGCCACCCCATTGGATGCCAGTTCCAGTTGATAGTGCAGAAGTGGAGAACGTTAACATACCAACCTGATATAGGTAGTAAGCAACAGATGGGTGAACTACGATTGTATCTAGCTCTTCGCCTCTTTCTCCAAGAAGTGATCTACCTCTTGCAACAGCAGATGCAGTAAGGAAGTTAGCTTCAGCAGCACCAGTACCAGCTTTTGCTAAGTCTAAGTTATTACCAGAAAGAGCAGTACCGAATACACCTTGAAGATGACTGAATAGTCTTGCAGAATTTAGTTTGTTGATAGCATCTGCAATTTGGTTTCTGATGTGACCCATTGGATCTTCACCAGCAGCTAATACAGCTACATCATCAACAGCATAAGCAAAACCTCTGTGACAGATAGTTGCGATCTGCGTTCCTGTACCAATCTTCTGTGGTGTCAAATAACCATTGTTACTTGTACCCCATGAAGCAGTACCATCAATAATCTCTTCAGTTGGTGAGATTGGGTTAAATTCTGGAACCTGTATTCTTGTTCCACCTTCTGATGCGTCAAGAAGTGCGTTACGCACAACAGCACCAGATTTAATAAA